GATTCATATAAAGAACTTGCAGATTATGTAAATGCATATGACCAGAAGATGCAGATGGCAAGAGAGAATATTGCTGACCGTGGTATCTGGACTGCTAAGAAAAGATATATTCTTAATGTCTGGGATAGTGAAGGTGTTAGGTATGAGGAAGCAAAACTTAAAATGATGGGTATTGAAGCAGTTAAATCTTCAACACCAGCACCTTGTAGGACTCTTATTAAAGATGCCCTTAAACTTATTATGAATGGGACAGAGGATGAAGTCATTGACTTTATTGAACAAAGTCGGTCTGATTTTAAAAAACTTCCACCAGAAGATATTTCATTCCCAAGGTCAGCATCTGATGTAGTAAAGTATCATTCAACAGCCACGATTTATTCTAAAGGAACTCCTATACATATTCGTGGAGCACTCTTATATAATCATTATGTGAAAATTAATAAGTTAGAGAATAAGTATTCTCTTATTCAGAATGGTGAAAAAATCAAGTTCTGTTATTTGAAGAAACCAAATACTATTCAAGAGAATATTATTTCATTCATTCAAGATTTTCCCACAGAATTGGGGCTTGACAAATATGTGGACTATGACTTACAATTTGAGAAGTCATTCTTAGACCCGCTCAAGGCAATTCTTAACGCCATTGGGTGGAGTGTTGAAAAAACTGTAAACCTTGAAAGCTTTTTTACATGAGAAATTTAGAACAGGATAGATGGAATAGGGGATTAGATTTGTTTATTGAATCTGTAAATAAACCAGACCATGAACTTAGAGCTAATGCTCATGAACAAGAATGTTATAATGAACTTATGGAAGTTCGTATGAATGTCCTTAAGTATGTTGAAAGTATGAGGTGGTATTGATGGATTTACCTATTAATGATGATGAACTAGCGAAGATTGTTTCCTGGTTATCCTATACAGCTGATAAAGATCTTTATGAGAAGTTGAAACTTGTAAAGGAAATAAGAGAAGAACATCCTGATGGACCTTATAAAAAAATTCTTCGCGAAGAACATGGAATGGTAATATAATGGAATTTTTAAAAGAGATTATTAAGGAGATTGGAGATGAGTTCACCACCCTCGCTGCCGATATCATTGAGGATGAAAAATACGTTGATACAGGTTCGTATGTGTTTAACGGACTGTGTTCAGGTTCCATTTTTGGCGGCGTTTCTAGCAATAAGATTACTGCCATTGCTGGTGAGTCTTCTACCGGAAAGACTTTTTTCTCTCTTGCGGTCGTTAAGAATTTCCTTGATACAAATCCCACAGGATACTGCCTTTATTTTGATAGTGAATCTGCCGTTACTAAAGCACTTCTGGATGATCGTGGGATTGACACCACAAGATTAGTTGTTGTCCGTGTAGTTACTATTGAAGAGTTTCGTAGTAAGGCACTTAGAGCAGTTGATAAATATTTACAAATGCCTCTGGATGAACGCAATCCTTGTATGTTTGTGTTAGACTCTTTAGGTATGCTTTCCACAGAGAAAGAGATTACTGATGCTCTAAATGATAAACTGGTTCGTGATATGACTAAATCACAACTGGTTAAAGGCGCATTTAGAATGTTAACTCTTAAGTTGGGACAAGCAAATATCCCCATGATTGTAACTAACCATACCTACGATGTCATTGGCTCTTACGTTCCTACTAAAGAGATGGGTGGTGGCAGTGGCCTTAAGTACGCTGCTAGCAGTATCATCTACCTCACTAAGAAGAAAGAAAAGGATGGAAAAGAAGTCATTGGCAACATTATCAAAGCAAAGACTGCTAAGTCGCGTTTAAGTAAGGAGAACAAGCAAGTTGAAATACGTTTGTATTATGATGCTCGTGGCCTTGATAGATATTATGGTCTTCTTGAACTCGGTGAGATTGGCGGACTTTGGAAAAATGTAGCTGGTCGTTATGAATTTGATGGTAAGAAAGTATATGCAAAACAGATTTTAAAGGAACCAGAAACATATTTTACACCAGAAGTGCTTCAAGCACTAGATGAAATTGCCAAGAATGAATTTAGTTATGGATGATGGATCAAATTGAATTACTTATTCTTCGTAATCTTATCCATAACGAAGAATATGTCCGTAAGGTTATTCCTTTTATTAAAGCAGAGTATTTTGAGAATAAGAATCAGAGAGTTGTATTTGAACAGATTTTTAAATTTGTAGAAGAATATAATAAGCCCACAACTAAAGAGATACTTTGTATTGAAGTTGAGAAAAGGGATGATATTAATGACGGTGAGTTTAAGGAGATTATTGAGTTAGTTGGATATCTTGATGATGAAGTTTCTGAGTTTAAGTGGTTAGTTAATACTACAGAAAAGTGGTGTCGTGATAGAGCTATATACCTAGCGCTGATAGAATCCATTCACATCACCGATGGAAAGGATGAGAAAAAAAGTCGTGATAGTATTCCTTCAATACTATCAGATGCTCTTTCTGTGAGTTTTGATACTCATGTAGGGCATGACTATTTAAATGATTATGAAGAACGTTACGACCTTTATCACAGAAAGGAGGAGAAAATTGAATTTGATCTCGAATATTTTAACAAGATTACGAAAGGTGGTATACCTAACAAGACTCTTAATATCGCGCTTGCTGGTACTGGTGTCGGGAAGTCTTTATTCATGTGCCACATGGCTAGCGCCGTGTTGCTCCAAGGACGGAACGTTCTCTATATTACAATGGAGATGGCAGAAGAGAAAATTGCTGAGCGAATTGACGCAAACCTTCTGAATGTAAATATTCAAGACATTGCAGATCTTCCTAAAGTAATGTTTGAAAACAAGGTAACTGACCTTGCAAAGAAAACACAGGGTTCTCTTATTATTAAAGAGTATCCTACAGCATCAGCACATTCAGGACATTTCAGAGCATTGTTAAATGAGCTTGCTATTAAGAAATCATTTAGACCTGATATTATTTTCATTGATTACCTTAATATATGTGCTTCCAGCAGGTATCGCGGAAATAGCTCTGTCAATTCATATAGCTATATCAAAGCTATTGCTGAGGAACTTAGAGGGTTGGCTGTTGAAGCAAACCTCCCTATCGTTTCTGCCACGCAGACCACTCGTTCTGGTTTTGGTAGCTCTGATGTTGAGCTTACTGATACTAGTGAGTCCTTTGGGTTGCCTGCTACTGCTGATCTTATGTTTGCCCTTATTTCAACTGATGAGCTTGAATCCTTGGGACAGATACTTGTAAAGCAGTTGAAGAATAGGTATAATGATCCAACTATTCATAAGAGATTTATTGTAGGTATTGACCGTGCTAAGATGAGGTTGTTTGACTGCGAGCAATCTGCACAGAGTGATATGATTGACAATAAGCAGGATGAGGAGTATAATGATGATGAATCAAAGTTTAAAAAATCATTTGAGGGATTTAAATTTTCATGAGTAATACTATTGATACTGATAAGTATGTTGACTTTGTAGCCCAGACAACTAGTGCTGAGAGTACAAATCTTCCTGTACTTATTTCACGTATGACTAAACTGGATGTGGAAGATGATGCTGATGTAACTCGTCTTCTAACAGCAGCACTTGGTTTGAGTGCTGAGGCTGGTGAGTTTACTGAGGTTGTAAAGAAGATTATTCTTCAGGGTAAACCATACAGTGAAGATAATGTCTTCCATTTGAAAAGAGAGTTGGGAGATATTTGTTGGTATATGGCACAAGCTCTTATGGCACTTGATAGTAACTTTAATGAGATTCTTGAAATGAATTATGAGAAACTATCTGCTAGATACCCAGAAGGACATTTCTCCGTTTATCAATCTGAGAATAGAGTGGAGGGAGACGTTTGAATACATTACTTTTTATAATGTCCTTTCTAAACTTTATGTTTTACCCATTGCTCATTGCAACAGTTGTTGCTGTTATTGTTGAGCAACTAATCAGAAGGACTGATGATGAGATAAGTATTCTTATTTCAATGAGGGTGAGGAAGTTTTTATATCGTCAAACTTGGATTGTAAATATTGCTTGGTTTGTTGGATATATTATTATTATGATTATGGTAAAAGGACAATCACAACCACAAATGCCTGATATGATATGGAAAGGATAAGACAAGTAGAAGCATTGGATGCTCTTTATGCTCTTGTAGTTGGGGGACAAGATGCCCGTGAGCATTATCTAACAGTACAAACTCTTCAAGATTATATTATTCAATCTTCTGAACGAGATATGACTGATATGGTTATGGGACTTCTTTTGTGAATCTACCTGACAGTGTTCGTGATTTATGTTTCCTTTCTTTCTGTTGTCTTAATGAGGCAGAGAGGAAGGTTATTCGTATGGGAGAAGAATCATATAGAGAATTATTAGATCTTTATAATGATGATGCTGAATGTTGGAAAGTTCCCAGTGGAGATAATGGTTTTCATGGATGGAATCCTCAATGTATTCCATCTATTGAATATATCATATGGAAACTTGAACGTGAGAAAGATATTAGAGAAAGGGGAACTATTCCCGATTTTGAAGAGTTTGGTAAGAGAGAAAAGTCGAGGTTATTCTAATGGATTATAAGAGTTCTGGTGTTGATGTTAAGGCAGGAAGATCTTTTGTAGATAGTATTAAAGAAACTGTTAAATCTACTCATAGACCAGAAGTCATGGGTGGATTTGGTGGATTTAATGGGATGATGAGAATCCCTTCAGGATATGAAAAACCAGTATTAGTTTCTGGTACTGATGGTGTAGGAACAAAACTCTATACAGCACAACTAGAAGGTTGTAGTGGAGAGATGATTCATCATTATAATGTTGGCATAGACCTTGTTGCTATGTGTATTAATGATGTAATCACATGTGGAGCAGAGCCATTATTCTTCTTAGATTATATTGCTACCGGAAACCTTAATCCCAATACTTTAATTAATGTTGTTGGTGGAATATCAGATGCTTGTAATCAATGTGGATGCTCATTACTTGGTGGTGAGACTGCTGAGATGCCAAGAATGTATCAGATTGGAAGATATGACCTTGCTGGATTCTGTGTAGGAGTTGTAGAAGAATCAGAGATAGTTGATGGTAGCCTTATCAAACCCGGTGATAAAGTTATTGGACTAGCCAGTAATGGTATTCATAGTAATGGGTTTAGTTTGATTAATGATATGTTGTGGAGAAATAATCTTTCAATATCAAAACCTGGACCAGAAAGGGAAAATGATATAGCTAATATTCTTACACCAACTAAACTATATTATCCAATCATCAAGAAGTTGAGAGAAGAGATTCCTATTCTTGGTATGGCTCATATTACTGGTGGTGGTATTCCTGAGAATCTTCCAAGATGTCTTCCAGAAGGATTGAGAGTGGAAGTTGATTATGATTCATGGCCACGTCCAGAAATCTTTAAGAAGATTGCAAAGGATGGTGATGTATCAGAAGAGGAAATGAGAAATGTATTTAATCTTGGTATTGGATATTGTTTAGTTGTTCCTGCTGCATTTGCTGATGTAATGATACCAAACTCTTGGGTTATTGGCGATGTACACAGTTGTTAATTATGTAATAGCATTTTGGACAGTTGTGGTTATGAATTGTATTCAACCAGCTAACTGGAAATATTGTTATAGAGTTGATGAATGGTTGATACCACAAGTAAAGGAGGGGATTGAGATTTATCTCGACCCCTCTTTGGTGTATAAAAATGAAAGAGAATATCTAAATACTATTAAAAGTAAATAAATCTGATGAGTGCTAAGTCTGATAAATTTGAGGAAGAGATAGCTTTTTCTATTAATTTAGTAGAAG